CTAGGGACGGCTTTTAACCCGCCTAAGGAAGTTACCCGTAAATAGGGTACCCCACCCGCGCTCTAGCCGACTGCGTCGCGCTAACGCGTAAGTGCCGAATCGGAGTCCCGTTGTCCCGCACGTTAAAGTGCGGAGCAACGCTTCCCAACCGTCTTGCCAATAGTGCTTATGCACCGGTTTGACGATGTAGCCGTACACCTCGTCTTGGTGAGTTATGAGGTCTTTTGGACCTCCAGATGCGTTAAAACGCATCCGTAACTTCCTCGATAAGTTGTGGGCAAGTGGACTCACGTCCGCTCGATACCAACCGATCACTCGGCCATGCGTATAAGTGTCCAATAGGGAGAGGACACCATTCCTCCAGGAGGAGGTAAGCATGGTGTTCAAGTATGGCAAGGGGCCGTAAAGGCTCTCCACCAGTTCTTGAACATAATCGGACGAGCGGCGATAACCAGCAGCGTACAGAGCGTTTGAAAGCTCTGCATAGGATACTAGTTGTTCAGCACTCCACTTGGAGTTTGACGACCATGTTGTCCGTAAACGGATGGGTGTGACATCGACGCCTCCATAGGCGTCGCACCCGCAGGATTCTCTAAAGAATCCTTCAACACAGCACTTCCCCTCATTGAACTTAAGTCCAAATCGAGGAAGGTGTTGCATAATCGCACTTGCGTGCTGACGTCTGCAAATGATGTCATCTCCGTACACATAGATCTCCTTCCGCGCTACGTGGAAGGGAACCTGGAGGTGTACTGTAAGCACCGCAACGCATAATGCGTAAAAGCATAACGCCTCTACAGGGAAACAGACAGCTGATCCCATAGGGGCGAATTTGCTCAAACGAACTAGCGTGCCGTCAGGTAATCTAGTCTCCGCACTCCGCGAGGCCATCAAAGCCGGATACCATTCGGTACCCGAAAACAATGCCTCAACTAGAGCGACAGAAACCCTATCGGATGCGTCTTTCATGTCGAGCGTCGCCCAAGAGCCATCTTTCGATGACTCAAGGGCTAGATCTCGGTTGATTCGCTGGTCCAGGAAATTAACCTGGCCGCTAGTCAATCGATGTCGCTCCAACAAGTCGTACAGCTTACGCTGTTGACCTTGCTGGATCCACTGGTATTCCAGTGGCTCGCACGAGATTAGGCGTGGACCTCGGGAATCCTTAGCCACGAGCACGACTTTCGCCGTGCCATGACTTAGTTCTTTGAGGTCCTTCTTATAGGAGTCATATCTGTCGCAGATGTGCGACGGCGAGGTGACGAAGTACTCCCAGAAGGAGTAGTATTCGTTGAGCCCCGCGTAGATTCGAGAGAAGTGCGTTTTACCGCCTCCTCTTTCACCAGTTGATACAGCTCCTGGGCCATGTCTCGGAAGAATATCCCGAGGATCAGAGCCACCAAGCACGCGAGTGATAAACTTGCGCGCCTGCCTAATAACAGCATCCTTGCAGTCGATTTGGAGTGTTTTAATCTCCTCCTCGACTGCAACAAACGACGCGAGCACCGAGTTTTCGGTTTTCTTGTCATAGGGTAGCTTTAGCTTGTACGCGAAGTACAAGAGCTGACGTAAGTGCCGCACTGCTACGGGGTTTACACCCGCGTGGACGGCCATCCCCCTTGCGCAAGCGCAAGTAGAAACAGTCGTGGCCTCTTTCGTTAGAGGCCCCGCTAATGCCTGACCGATTGCTTCCTTCCAGAGCCAACCGAATAAAATCGGAAGCCCATTTGAGTCCTTTTTCAAGAACTCAAAAGCAAGGTTGCAAACGGGACAGACACTGGCAAGTGCCCTGTCAAGGGACTTGCCTAAAGACGGCAGGGTCTTCGTCAAAAACGAGACGCCTTCCGTCGCCATCCGGGACTGGATTTGCACCCAGTCCTGCTCAGGCTCGGAGTTAACATAGCAGTGCGCTATATCATCCAGCAGTCGTCTATACAGAGTTGTATATACAACTAGGCTATTACGATCATCCATATGGTTTGATCTCCTAGCGAACGTAATTAGACCCTGCCGAACGGTCGGCTGTACGTGGGTAACCAGCCCACGCACCAATACCTCAGAGTACGTCACTTACGTGACGCTCCCCGAAGATCCGCTACAGTAGAAGTGAGCTATTTTAAGGCTCACCGCTGATAACGCGGTCAATCAGGGACAACTCCCCAGCGAAACTCTCGCTTATGTTCGCCTCGTTACTCGCAAATCCGTAAAGGATGAGCGAGCCGAGGGTTCGAGCAGCGCGAGCCGCGTCCGCTTGCGTGAAATCGCCGCCCTGTGGGTGGGCGACTACGCAGTAGGCGGAGAGGTTTACAGGCCGTCCCTCAGAATCAACTCGACCAAGGTCGAGCCGAACCAAAGAACGGTTGGTCACGTGCGGAGCATTCTCTTTCGTTTCCGAATGAGAGATGGAAAGAGACATTACTGTCTCTGTATCCCAGCTACCGACACGCTTGGTCTTGCCTTCCCCACTAGAAACCAAACGCACCACTTTAGGCTCAGTTACCTGAGTTTCGAGTGACACGCTACGGTCCGGTGTGGTTGGAGCAATTCCCACGTACATAGGGTCATTAATCATATTCGACTCTTTTGTTACGTTGAAGTGTACGTCTTTTCCAGGCCGAAATGCCTGGCGAAGACTCGATCACTACGCGCGGATGCGCAGGTCCACAACAGGTGGCCTGCGAATGACGAACGTGTTCGCGGACAGTGAGTTCCAGTACTAATCTCAGCGCCTATGCCGAATCATATATCGGCTTGGCTGAGACCTGGATTTAGCGATCGCACGGGTTCCAACAATGCAGGAGCCATCGATTACTCGATTTAACCTGCAAATGGTCCGTTTGAATCGTAATTCAACACTGTCCCGTACTATCACCAGTCGCTGCTTGTCGAATTGTCTCCGACGAGCATACTGGTTGAAGACCCCACGCACGAAGTTATGCTTCGTGAAAGACACAGGACCGCGAGTGCCACCGTAAAAGGTGCCAAACGGTCCCGGTGCCTCATAAGTGAGGTCCCCTTCGTAAGTGGATTCTCGGATAAAGCTTTCAGCCCAATCCGATACTACCAGGTCGACGGGATACCAATTAGGCTTCAGGTTTTTATGAAGCCAGCCACCAATGTCGACTACCCAGTCGATCACAAAGCTAAAGGGCACAATGTCCCATGCTGCAGCGAAAACGTCATTAAGACCTAGTCGATCTGCAGCCGCTTTGATTGTGGCTAGTAACCCGTGGAGTTCAGGTGCAACGAAGTAATACTTCGTTGTCTGATACAACCGCTTAGCACCGACGACGTACCTCATATTTAATGTGGCACGTGCGCCCTCCTCATGAAAGAGGAAGGTCCGCTCATACAACTTCGGAGGCTCTATCTCGCGCACAGGTTTGTGCGCGGTGTAGATCTCGTTAGTCAAGTAATTGCGGTAGTCGATTAGAGAGCCCCACTTCTTGATAAGGTGAACGAATTCACCTAAATCTTGGAGACTGGGCTTGAGTCCATAATCAAACGCTAGCTGACTCGACATCCAGTCGTTATACGGCAAATTCATCATTGTAGATGAAAACCGCAACTTCCGGAGTGAACGAACTAGCGCAAAGATCGAAGTTATCAACTTCGGGAACTCTTTGATATCCACCAGCAAGAACCACAGACTAAATTCCGTATCAACGGGGTTTCTAGTTACTGTAGCACTCTTAGTGATGGGGGGATCAAGCTCTCTATACATACGCTCAGCTGACCCGATTGTTAGGTCCGGCTCAAGGCCGTGTCCTTCAAAACAACCATGGTACAGATAATCCGCGTGATAAGCGCAGACTAAACCATCCGCACGAACGATTGGAACGTAGAGGAGCTCTTGCTCATCTTCGCCCACGGAATAACCGTGGTTTCCAGTCGTGCGAATACAATCCTGCATATGCGGGAATGTTCGTGCCTTGTGATCATACATTTCTATGAAGTTGTGTTCGCGAGCCCGTGAGGGCCTACGAATTGACGACATATATTGCTGTTCAGGTGGCAAGGCGCCATAAGCGCCCCCAAGACCAGGTACTTCGACCCACTCGTACAGCGTATTGCTGACGTGCAGGTTTGAGATGTGGTTCGGACGAGGTAGGTTGGTATATCGCATAAGCTATGACTCCAAATCAGGTTCCCG